TTTGTATCACCTGTTGAATGATTGAAGAATGCTCCTGCTGATTTAATATGAGTATCTGCTTTGGAGGTGACATTGACACCTGCGTCAGAAGTCAGATTAAACTTGCCTGTGACATCAGTTGTGAAATTGCCCTTAGAGTCAATGTCAACGTCACCAACATTTTCTAGGGACATTGAACCACCATTTCTTGCATAAATTCCGTCGGCAACAGATAATGATAACCTACCTGCAATGTTAACATCGACATCATTATGAATGTCCATAGAGACTTTACCATGCATCGTCAAATTAGTATCACTCATAATGATCACATTACAATTTCCTGCAACGTGAACATTCGCAATACCTTCGATTAAGATATATCCGTTCTTGTCTAGAATTGTGTATCCATCACCAACAATCTTGGTTACTTTGGTTCCGTTCGGTCCAATTTCGTCGAATGTTCCGGATCTGTGCGCCCAGTTAAGTCTTTCGGATCCAGGAGTGTCATCAATTTCAATAGCATGCCCCGCTTCGGAACCAAATACTTTGTTGAATGGATACTGTGCATTATAAGGTGATTCTGGTTGCGCCCACGTAACACCATTTCTACCTGCTGTCTGGACTTCACGTTTTCTGGAAGCATTTCTTGCAGCAGGAGATGCTCCTGCGCTTAATGTTTCTCTGTTTCCTGAAGAACTTTTAGGACTCTTACCGATTTGAGGAGAGTTTACACCTGTTGCTAGTGGATTTGTATCAGGTTTATTTACTGACGATCTGTGTGGATACACACTATTAGGATCTTTAAACCCTTTAGTATCATCTTGTTTATCTGGAGGCAATACATCAGTGTTTTTTGGTTGATTGTTTGCTCTAAAGGTATCGGTGGAATTGTCAGAATTAACCTTATCGCTATCTGCAGCATTTTGCACTTCCGTTAGAGGAGGCGCTGTTACGTCTGGTTCTTCTACTTTAGTTTCAAGATCAATTTTCTCAGAAGTTGTTTCCTTAGTTCTGAAAGTTCCATCTGCGCTCACAGTTTCAACAACAGTAGTTTTTGTTCCATCAGGATTATTAGTTACTGTTGTTACTGTGCTATTACCATCAGCATCAAAGGTCGTCAATACATCTGGATCAACAATGTTAAGTTGCTTTTTAATTGGAGCAATATCAGCATCAAACGAAGAAACAATCTGAGTTTTCGCTGAATTTAGCAGTTGATATTTTTCTTGTAGACCAGTTATTTTTGCTGCTTGAATTACTTTATCTAATTGTGCTGTGAGACTAGTAATAGAAACTGGTCTAGATACTGCTATTTCTTTACCATCATACAGAATTCTCCCAGCAATGTCAGTTCCAACTGCTGTATATTCTATTACAACTAGATTATCAATAGTATTTTCTACTGCTGACAATCCTCCCTCAATAGTAGGCAGATCAGGTAAATCTGGTTTTGCTATGCTAACTTGTAGTGGTTTACTAGAAACTGAATTATAACCAATATCATACCAATATTTTGATGTGACACCTGTTGTGTCTTTCTTAATAATACCATTCGCATAATTTGCTGCAGTATCATAGTTTACACACAATGCTACTGACAGTAATCCAGCAACAATATCGTTGTCAGTAGAGTCATTTACTATTCTTGCATTGTATAGTAAATTATAGATGAATTTCAAATAATCAAATGCGATTTCATCTTGTATTGTTTTACTTTTAAGTATATCATACCCTGTTTGTATACGAGCATTTATGGGGATACCAGTAAGTGCAGTAGTAATAAAATAATACTGTCCACTATTTTTTGTTTCGATTTTAGATTCGGCGAAATCTAACTCGGTGCTATATTTTTCTTTTGCTGCTTCGTAATAAGATTTTCGTGTGTCTAACTTTTCTGGACCTTCTGGGCGATCAATTAATATCTTATCGATATAGTCCCTAGCAAGGATACCAACCCAACTCGCATCAATTAATTGATTGATTGTTAATCTATATGCACCATACTCACCGCCATTATGGATCTTCGACCATATGTCTTTAGTACCAGCAACAGGGTACTGCTCCGCAATCGCATTTTGACAAGCGACAAGAATGTTTGAGATATCCCCCGTCGTTAAATTTCCAATATCTGCACTATCGAGATCTACTGTTGTATCGTAAGTAGTATTACTTTCAGGTTTATTAAGCATAGATTATACCTTGTATTTTTTTCTGTAGAAAGCAAATGCATTCGTTCTATCTTTAAGGTGCATTTTACCGCCATTGATTGCTTTCGTTACCGCTGCAGGATCTCCCCATTTATTGTTTTTGGCAATCCCATCCTTTGCACCCTTCATTTTTGGATTAGAAAACCATTGGACAACAATCTCAGCAGCAACTTCTTTCGTTGCTACTTGATCTGGATTGCTAACAAAATCTCTACCCATTTGATTGCCGATGTCTCGATAATTGTTTTTCCATGTTAATTGGATGTATCCGCGACCTTTATATTTTGCTCCATCTCCAGGATTAGTATTTCCCATTTGCTTTGCAGTAGTAGGTCTTCTTCCCCTGATATCATATCCTTTGTGGATATCTTTTCCACGACTTATCCCGTTTATAAAATAATTCTCATCACCGAGTTCAACCATGGTTGTAAATCTGCCTGTTTCCACATAACATTGGGCCATAATTGCTGCTTTCGCGAGTGGTCCGTAATTCGGGATTCTGGAACCATTCTTATCCAAATACTTCTCAAGAAATGATTCTAGTCCTTTGTTATCAGGTGGCGGCGACACCGAACTTGCATCACCCGCTGAATCTGAAGAACCACTTGATGTTGCTGCGTCTTCGGTGGAACCAGAACCTTCTGAGGGCGAACAATCATTCGAATTCAATCCTCCAGGAATTGCACCAACAGTTCCAAAGAACATAGGATGTTGACCGTTCTCACCATCGGCAAAAAACCCAACAACCCATGATCCTTCAACTGCACCTGTTGGTGACCATCCAACACCAGAAGTTCCTGCTGAGTTTGCTGGCATTACAGGCATCGCCCATGGAAGATCTTCTGTTGGGAGTGTTACATTATCTTCAGTGTGATACCCAATAATTCTTACACGACATCTACCCAATCGTAATGGGTCATTGCGATCTTCGACGACACCAAACCACCAGTAAAAGTTTGCATTATTATTTGATGTGATATTATCCATCGCCATTACTTAACTCTTCCACTTCATAAATTTCTTGTGCATATGAATCTTTAGAAATCTCTAAGAACATAGTATGTCTGAGGGGTGATATTTGATGATGTATTGCAGTTATCATGTAGATACCTGTTACAAATTTATCCCATATCAATGCTTCGGAATCCTCTTTAGTTTTCTCACCAACAGACGGGTAATATAATTTGATTAATCTACCAACTTCAGCATCTGTTCTTCCAGGTACTGTTATTTGCAATCTTAACGTGGTTAAATCCATCAAAGAACTAGTTCTTTGCGATACAAATTCTTCAGGATGTAAGTCGATAGAATCTTCGGTTGAGTCTAGTACTCCAGGATTCACAGTAGAAACAAAGGGTTTATTATCCGATGACCGCAATACATTGATAGGAAAAATCATCTTATATTTCTTTGATGAATTTTCGTTGTCTGTGTCTAAAGTATATGTATTGTTTGCTGCATCATATGTTGCATCTTCCATATGAGCATATTCTCTGTAATTAAATCCATGATCATAGTAGTATGATTTGTAATCTTTTTTGACCATGTCAAACGAATGCACGGTGCTGGCGAAATGCCCTAGATCTTGACTTTGTATAACATCTAAATTAGTAATGAATTGCAATGCTTCAATAGTTTGGAATCCTTTTGTTAATGAGGAAACCGTTTGTAAATTGCTTAAATTAGTATTGTAAACAAATGCAGAGTAGATATCACTATTGGCAAGTTGATTTGCCACAAGACTTTCTATTGACGCAAAATAAAACGCTTTTGTGGTTTCAAAAAATAAAAATGTTGGAGATTTATATTTTAATCCAACTGATCTTTTTGCTAACCAACTCAAACATTGAATCGGCGTCCACATCGGAGGAACGAATGTTATATGCGAATCATGTGGAGTATCTGCGATGAAAAATTCTGTAAACCCATCTTGGTTAGAAAATTCAGATGCATCTGTTGTTTCGTTATTTACTTTACCTTCTTCTTCTGATCTTGATCTGTCTGCGATATTCTTATTAGTAAAGAATCTCGGAGACTTCATGTTCTCAGTAAAAATCTCAGAAGCAATTTCATCCGTTGTGCCTTCGAATTTTTTACATATTTTAGTAATATTATCAGATGATGCTTCCAACGAACAAAAAAACAACTCATAATATTGTTCTCTGTCATTGTTTAGTTTGCGATTCTTAACTGCATAAACCGAAAATGACTTTTGAATTTTATTGATTGGATCGAATGTTCCTAGATTGCCTTTTGAATAACCACCCAACTCTGCCCACGGAGTTTGAATGTCCATATTAAGAACTTCGTCACCAATTATTGGTAATCTTCCAATAAGATTCATTGAATCGCGAATGACTACTGAACCATGTAGAGTCGGCGAAAAGATATCTTCATAAAGATTTATTTCCATCATAAATGGTTTCAGATCTAGTAGATCTTCTGAAGATATGACACTTAGATCCAGAGATGTAATAATTACATCTCCTGGTTTTGTTATTGCATCACTGATTGCCTTTGGTGGCGCAGATTTTTCTTGACCTGTTACGGGTTGTTCTGCCATTATTAATTACCTACTGATCAAATTCGAGTATATAGATACAAATTCCGCCAAATATTTTGGATCTAACATCTTTATTTCTCGCTTACCATTATTTAGTTCTTCTTCATAATCGTAATTAGAAACAACATTTATTGCACCACTTGCCAGATCTTCTGCGTCATAATCCACGATTATCTTAAATTCATCAGATGTTCTATAATGGTGCGGTAAGTAAATTCCTGTCTCGCCATATTTTTTCTTACAATATGCAAGTAAATCCGAACTTCCCATCGGCCATTCTTTTCGTGCGTCTACGATTTCATTTATTGTCATGATCACCCAATGGTAGTCTGGGCTGCTGTAAAACTTATCGGAAACTTGCTCGATCGTGTAACCATCCGGAACAGTGATTGTCTGTAAGAAAACAACATTACTCTTAAATTTATTTAATGAGATTCTGCGAAATATGTCAGTTACAAGTGTTGCTGTATTTGGTGTGAGGGTATTGACCAGCAATTTAGGGAACATAGAAAATAGCATATTAGTATCCCTTCTCAATTCTGTCTGTAGTCAAAGTTTCCAACTCAGAGAATTGTAATCTAATAAACGCTTCAGTTGGACATCCGTTATCGAATGTGGTAAAACCTTCTGCACCATAATCTATTGCCATATCTGTCAACACACAATTTGATATTTTTCTAACGTATGTATTTTCTTCGCCATTGTGGTAATAGATTATCATAAATTCCGATGGATAAGTTTGAAACAATCCATTAGGACTCATGGTTGGATGCATGTGTGATGTAAACAACTCAAGTATACCAGATTTTCCATTTGGGCGACCGAAGACCATCTCTGCTTCGTCGGCATTTCTTGGTGAAAATCTGTAGTCAAATGAGAACTTTCTGAACCCCATAGATCTAAACAATTGCTCTTTGTATGGGTTTTCTACTTTCTTAGAAGTTGCCTGTAGAACATTAGTAAACTGATCAAATCCAGCAATGTTCGCAATGCGTCCTGCTTTTCTTATCATATAATCAGCAGTTTCTGTGCCTTCAGTAAACAATCCGCCAATTGATGCCTTTCCTGAAGCAAGACCACCGATTAGTGCGCCAAGATCTGCAGTTTCATAGTTAGCATTATACCCAGTTGACAATTTATCTGGAATATATAAAACTATCTCATCGCTACCAATTACTAGACGTTGCTCTCCTGCGATCGCGCTGGCAGCAACACCTGCCGCCGCACCTGCACCAGCACCCAAAATTCCGCCAACAAGTCCTGCTGCCATTTTTACACCGATTGATACTGGACCACCTGTAGTATTAGGATTAGGATTGACAGTTTTACCACCATTTGCACTCAATGTTGCACCAAGTGATTTAGCAAGACCAGCACCAGCAGCAGCACCTAATGGAGCACCAATTAACGCACCTGCTGCACCTGTTGCGACTTTACCGTTTTCTGGATCGACTCTGTTCTGATCTGTCTGATCAAAAATTCTACCGCCACCAGATGCCAATAATTCTTTACCTCGTTTTGTTCCCTCGCGCACGAGAGGATAAAAAACAACATAGTGTGGATATTCTTCAGAGTTTCCGACATCCAATGGATAGCGACGTTGACCATCTTTATCCAATGGTGTTTCTAGGAAATTGAGTGGCGCAGTACCTCTACTGAACCGACTTTCTTTTTTTGGTTCAGGTGCCTGTGTAGGCGCAGCAGGTGCAGTTGCTCCTGGAGCAGGAGTTTGTGCAGGAGGTGCAGGTGCAGGAGTTAATGCCATCTAGAATAAATATCCTATTAAGTATAGAGTTTGGAATATTTATATGAGTTATGGCAAGGAAACTTTGAAAGGTCTGTATAAAATACAGCATCCAAAGAAATACATTGGGAATCCAAACAATATTGTTTATCGCTCCAGTTGGGAACTAAAGTTCATGAAGTGGTGCGACAACAACGACAACATATTGGAATGGGGATCTGAAGAGTTGCCCATACCGTATATCTCTCCTTTAGATAATCGAGTACATAGATATTTCGTGGATTTTTATATCAAGGTTCAAGAAAAAAGTGGTGTTACGAAGAAGTATCTGGTTGAGGTAAAACCGCAGAAGTTTACTAAAGAACCCAAAATGCCTGCTAGAAAAACAAAGAAGTTTCTACAGGAAGTTATGCAATGGGGTGTGAACCAAGCAAAGTGGAAATTTGCTACTGAATTTTGTGAAGATAGAGGATGGAAATTTATCATCCTGACTGAGAAAGAGTTGGGAATCCGTAATAAATAAGAAGGAGAATATCTATGGCAAAAGCAAAATCAGGTGGCGGAAATACTAAGATTTCCTTTACTAATCAAAAGAAGGGCAAGACAACAATTGGTGGTAGTGCCTCTTCGATAAAGTTTTCAACCATGAATAAACGTAAACGTGCTAACTATAAAGCATACAGAGGACAAGGTAGGTAATTGGCAAATCCGTTTCAGAGACTTCGTGCCAAGGCAGGTGATGGACAAAGGTCCATGGATTGGTATATGAACAATGTGAAAAATCTCGTTGGCGCGAGGTTGTCTCAGAGCAGCGTAATGAAATCTGATATTGGAGAATTAAACTCCAGTATCGAGATTGGTTCGATGTATCTGTATTTCTACGATCCAAAGTTGAAGGAAGAGCTTCCTTTCTACGACACCTTTCCATTGGTATTACCATTTGGTCCAGCAAAAGGTGGATTCTATGGAATCAATTTACATTATCTGCCTTACTTGCTACGAGCACAAGTTCTTGGTGAGTTGTTAGACTACAAAACAACCAAGACATATTCTGAAACAACCAAGTTGCGTATGTCATACAATCTATTAAACAACTTAAAGAATGCGAATGAAGTCAAACCATGTATCAAACATTACCTGACCAATCATGTTAACTCGCAATTCTTAAAAGTAAATCCTGAAGACTGGCAGGCAGCAATATTCTTACCAATCGAGAACTTTGTGGGTGCCACAAAAGAACAAGTATTCAGAGATTCTAGGAGCAAATTCTAATGGCGAGACCAACATATCATAATATAAATGATTTTTTATCTCAGATTAGAACAACTAATTTCGCGAGATCAAATCGTTTCGAGGCAATGTTTTTACCGCCTCCATTTATGACTGATCATAGAACAAGTCAAGGACCATCGCCAAAATTAATTTCCATGATGGTTGAAGACGCAATGTTCCCAGGAATGCTGGTTGGAACTAGACCACTAAGAATAAACAACCTGAACGAACAGCGTGCAAATGCTATCGATTTTGGTGGAGATGCTATTACGTTTACGTTTTTGTGCGATACATCTTGGACAGCAAAAGATTTCTTCGGAGACTGGATGCGCAAAATCATAAATCCATATTCAAGATACGTAAGTTATCCAGAAGATTATTATTCAGAAATTGATTTGGTGTCAATGAATCAAAAAGACAACGTTATTGCACATTGGAAAATTTATGATGCATTTCCCAGATCCATCGCACCAATAACTGCTTCTGCGACCAATTCAGAAGTTCTCAGAATGCCCGTGACTTTCGCGTATAAGAGATGGGAAGTTATCGGCGCATATAACCCAGCGGGTGAAGAAATTTAAAATTTAAATATTTTGGAGTAAATTATGGCACTACCTACAATATCAGTACCGACATTTGATGTTGAAGTATATTCAACAAAACAAAAGGTATCAATGAGACCATTCCTCGTAAAAGAGGAGAAGATTTTGATTCTGGCAGCAGAGTCCAACCAACGAGCAGATATGATTCGCGCAATGCAGCAAGTCATCAACTCTTGCTCTGCTGGTAAGATCGACGCAGAGAAACTACCATTCTTTGATATACAGAACATCTTTATTAAATTGCGCTCGCAGTCTATTGGTAAGGATTCAGAGTTTAACTTGATTTGCGGCGAGTGTGGTCACAAAACTCCAACAATTCTAGATCTAGATAATATTGATTTACAAATAACTCCTGAGCACAAGAATAAAATTATGATCACTCCTGAGATTGGTGTTATCATGAAGTATCCTACCGCAGAAGTTCTGGTAGATGACGACTTACCTGTGTTTGATTTAGTTGTGTCGTGTATTGATAAAGTCTTCACACAAGACGAAATTCATGATGCTAAAGATCAAACCACTGAAGAAATTGCTACCTTCATTGAAGGATTGACAAACGAACAGTTTGAGAAGATCGTAGAATTCTTTGTCACAGCACCAAAGATCTTCCACAATATTGATTACACCTGCTCTAAGTGCGGAACAGAAAATACTGTAGTTGTGGATGGTGTTGAAAATTTTTTCGGATAACCCTTTCTCATGATAACTTGATGAATTTCTACAAAATCAACTTTATTTTAATGCATGAACATAAATATAGTTTGACCGAATTAGAGAATATGATGCCTTGGGAGAGGGAAGTATACATAGGGATGCTAATGGCGCATCTTAAAAAGAAAGCAGAGAATCAGGAATAATGAACGAATTAGACGAAAAAACTGGACCAATAAATGAAAAAGGAACTGCTGGTCCAGGAGTCGGTCAAGGGCGCACAATCGCTCAATCTGGTTCTACGCCAAAAAAAGGCGTTGGTAAGGAAAGTCAACTTTCTAAGATTGCTGCTGCAGTAAATCCAGGTTCAATGGCAGAGGCAAATCCTACTGCTACACAATCTATGATCTCAACTTTTATGCAGACCTTTGAGTCTTCAGCATTAGAAATGCGCGAAGAAACAAATGATGATCAAAAAGCATTAATCAAAACAATGATCGAAGAGATCACTAAGTTACAAACTAAAAACATGAAAGAGTTTGAGAAGGCAATCGGTAAGATTGTTGGTATCACAAAGGATCTGCAAAACTCTGACAATCCGTTATTGCAAAAACTCGGTAAAGAGATGGAAGAAAAATCTCGCGAGGAAGTAGTAAAGGCATCTGGGTATACTTTAACTGGCGAAAAAGATACATTTTTAAATCGTCTTGGACGTTCAGTTGGAATGAACACCGATGAAGAACCTGTAGAAAAAACCAGAGAAGGTATTGGTAAACTCGCGAAAGGGTTTGCTTCTAATATCGGTGGAACTCTTAAACGTGGATTTAATATCGCTGTAGGAAGAGAAGCACCTGAGGGTAGTTTCGCTGATAACGTGTTTACTTCTGATGAACAGAAACGCGAACGTCTGCTGTCCAGAGTAGATTCTGAATCGAATGAGACTCAATCTGCAAATGCGACTGACACGTTCAAGAAGGTAATCGAAGAGTATTTCAAAGAAGAAAAGAAGAAATCAGAATCTTCAGAAAAATCTGCGCTGACAGAAGAACAGAAAAAACTTCTGTCAGAAATAAAGGATCGCAGAGAGTCAGTGGAGTCTACGCTATCGATTGTCAATGACAAAATAAAACAAAATCTGGTTGTTAGTGGTGACGAGACAAAATCGCCTGAAGAGGTGGAGAAGAGTACCAAAGAACTCGATGAAGTAAGCGAAGTTCTTCGCCAAAAAACCGAAGAACTTACTGCAGTAATGGACAAATATGAAGCATCAGTTGGAACCTCAAAGTCTCCAACAATTAATAGCGAAGCACAAGAAGATGCTGCGGGTATCTCTAAAGATGCAACAATTGAAGCACTGCAAAAAACTGCTGACTCTAATGTGTTAATACAAGAATATTCTAATACTACCCAAGAAAAGACAACTGAAACAGTCGATGTATTGAAAGAAATACTAGAACTGATGAAGAAGATGTCATCAGACAATCAAAGTGGGGCCGCTGGCGGCGACGGTGGTGATGACGGTGGTATGGATATCGATCTCCCAGATAGAAGAAGAGGTCCAAGAAGAACCAGAGGAAGACTGCGTGCTCGCGCCCGTATGGCCGGTCGTGGTTTCAGAGGCAGAGTAGGAGGTCTTGCTCGCGGACTATTCAGTGGTGGTGCCAGAGCGCTCGGAATGATTGGTTTAGGCGCTGCTGGTGCTGGTGCGACAGGTGCTGCTGGTCTAGGAACTGCTGGCGCTGCTGGCGCGACAGGTGCTGCTGGTGCTGCTGGTACTGCTGCTGCAGCAACCAAGTCGACTGGGTTGTTAGGTAAAATTGCCAGCGGTGCATCAAGTTTAGGTTCTAAAGCAAGTGGTTTGTTGAGTAAGGCACCTGGATTGGCGAAAGGTCTTGGATTCGCAGGCAGAGTTGCCGGAAAACTTGCCCTCCCATTAGCAGCAGGTATGGCAGCATATGATGGATATAAAGGATTCAATGCTGATCCAAACGCAACTACTGGTCAGAAATTTAAAAACGCTGGGAGGAACGTTCTTAGCGGATTAACATTTGGTATGGTTGACAGTACTGAAGATAAAATGGCAGCAGGTGAATATACTGGAACACAGAAAAAACCAAAAGTAGGTGGTGTAGAACCAGCACCAAAAAATAAGAGTAAAGTTGCAGCGCCCACGAAACAAACTATTGCCAACAAGGCGGAAGTATCTGACAAAACAAAGGCAGAAGTAGAAAAAACAAAAGAAACAGCAAAACCTAAAGCAGTAGAAACTGTCAAGGAAGCAACAGAACCAAAGAAAAAAGACGCATCTGTTTCTTTAGATGCAGTTGATAAATCGATCAAAGGTAAGGTTGCTGAGATAGATCCTAAAGGTCAATGGGCAAAACTCAAAGATGGTAAAATCGTAGATCCGGACTTCCCCAATGATGCTGATTCAAATAATTCTGCTGCGGCAGCATATAAGTCGAGTCAGAAATCAGGTAAGATCGAGAGTAAGGGCAATCAAACAGGCGATCAAATGTCGCCAAAGAAGGCGACAGGTAAAACTGAAACTGGCAAGAACATAGATGGAACTCTAATTGAGCAAGGCACTGCAGAGACCAAAGATAAAGTGCAAGTCAATGTTCCACCACCAACAGTGATCAATCAAGGTGGTGGTGGCGGACAAGCGCCACCACAAATAACTTTCCCAGGAGGCGTAGGAAGTGTCAGAACAAATGATTCTTCGTGGCAACGATTCCAAGATAGAAGAGCAGTTGGATAATGAAATGGGGGAGCGAAACGCTCCCCCAAGTTTTTAGTCATCAGCGAGACTCGAGAAGTAATTCATCGTGTCATCGTCACTGTCTTCTTTCCAAGGTGGAGTGTCATCCGTTGCCTTAGCAGCAGGTGCATTACGCATCTTGGTTTCGACAAACAGTTCGTCCTCAGCATCAAGCGGATTAACCTTCTCGGCAGTTGCCATACGAGCACCACCTGTGAGAACAGCATTCATCTTCGCCTTCAATTCATCATATGACTTGAAGTTCGATGGATCGAGGAAAGTTGCAAGAGAATGCGCTTCGTTCCAAACCTTCTCCAACTTATCTTCGTCTTCCGACAGAGGATTTGGTCCATCAAATTCCGACTTATCGTAGTTACGATAACCTTCAACCTGACGAATGCGCAACTTGAAGTTAGCACCTTCCCATAGATCGAATGGATTGACTGGTTTCTCATCTTCAAAGGTTGGTTGCATTACATCCTTGATCTTGTCAAAGATTTTCTTGCCATACTTGTAGAGGAAGACCTTACCTTCATTCTCAGGATTAGCAGGGTCACGAACGACCAGCACATTTGAGATGTAAGAAAGACGACGCTTCTGCTTACGAGCAATTTCCTTATTCGCTTCGATACCTGAGTTCCAAAGTTCGGAATTCAGTTCGCCAACGGGATCTGGTTTGTTGATTGTGGTCAACGAGTTTTCGATATACCACTTTCCAGTTGGACCCTGGAAACCATGATCAAAAACGCGAACCCAAGGAAGTTCTTCGCCTGCAGGAGCAGGGAGGAAACGAAGCACTGCCTGACCGTTACCTGCCTTATCGACAGTCGGTTTCCAGAAGCGATCGTCGTCACCACGCTTTTCATTTGATGGGTTTGCGATTGACTCAACTGCCTTCATGAGTGAGTCGAAGTTTCCGCGATTCTTGCGGAGTTCTGA